CTCGAAGATCTCGCCGTCGTAATCTACGAACCCGGCGGGCATCTGAGCGGCGGGAATATCTTCGGGCTTAAGATTCTCTTGCGGAACGAACTTGATCCCCGTCGCCCGGAGAACCTTCTCGACGTTCTTAAATATGCTTAAAACAGTATCAACGCTCGCCACAACTTACCCCCGTATCAGTTTCACGCCGCCCATGCTCTCGGACTCTTCCGCGCCGGATATAAAACCATCTTGCGAGAAGTCATATTTAAACGTAAGGCTTCCGAAAGAATTCTCGAACTGCTCTTGATAGTCTTTCCAGAGATCCCAAAAGATCGAATCCCGATCGGTTGCGAGTCCCTTACAAATCTCCGCGACGGCAAGCAAGACGTGGGGCTCGTAAAGATCGGCGGCGTCGAGTACCAGAAACGGCCTCTTGCCTTTATCCCGAATCTTCTTTTTGATCTTATCGAAAGCATTTTCAATCTCGCGCAAGAAAGAACGGCGGAGAATATAATCATCCGTTCCGGCGTCCGAAGCGAAAGCGTTAAAAGTAACGACGCCCGTCGCCTGATCAAAGTCGGTAATTTCGCGCTCGTCGTCCTGTGTTGCAGAGTACGCCATTCCGCCTGTCCAGTAATTATCGATAAACTGTTGCAACGCGAGATCCGTCATGGTCGTGGTCGAGCCCGCCGTTGACGTCCCTGCATACGATCGACCGTTCTTTGCGAGAAGCGGGAGCTCCCGGATAAGATCGTCGTCGGTGATTACCATTTCAAGCTTCGAGAGTACGACGTCGTAAAAGAATACGCGATCGTAATCCGTCCCGTCGAGAGTGAAGGTCACGACGACTTTATAGTTCTCGTCGGGAATGTCGTTGTTGTCTGCCGATAAAGCATAAGAAAGCATTCCGTCGGCGTTGACCGTCACGGTTACGCCGTCAAGGAACTTTGTCGTCTGCCCCGGCTTATAGACGTCCATCGTTGCGGCGGACGGAACGGCGATCAAGTTGTCTTGATAGACATAGACCTTAAATGTACCACCGACGTCTGCGAGTATTTCCTGTTTCATTTTGCCGCCCTCCGTATCATGTCAACAAAGATTTTGCGGGCATCGGCTCGATCGTCCCGGCTTACACCGAAGAACTCGCGCCCCCCCTCTTCGTGAATAAAGATCGCTTTCTTTCTCTCTTCGGCGCGACTAAAAGTAATGTGTGCCACGCCCCCGCCTTTCCTTGCAACCGTCATGGAGTTTAGCATGTGACGATTGAACTGTAGATCCACTTTCGCGGTCTGCCGCCCTGCGGCTTCCCTGACGGCCTTATACTTTTTCGAGTACGGCTTAAACGTCTTTCCCTTGTAATCGACGCCCCGGTTCGTTCGCCTCTGAATATTTTCTTTTATCTTCGTCGCCGCAAGAGCCGTCGCTTTATCGAGATCGATGTCTTTTACGATCTGCTTAAAGCGAAGCGAAAGAGCTTTCGTACCCTGTATCGTCCCCTTTATCATGCTCGACCCCTGTAAGGTTTAAGTAATCGATCCCCCGGAGCTTTGAATCCCGACTTAAGTTAAAGAGCTTCACGCCTTGCGCCCTGTATGTCTCGAACGCTCTTTCAAAGAAGTTGATCGTTGCGGCAAGCTCGCACTCTTTTGACGGATGCATAATGTGCGAACAATCTGTTTCGCCGTTTGCCATACCTGCCGCGACAATCGGATCTGTCATATCGGGAATATGATTTTTGTCGAAGTAATAAGACGAGCACCCTTTAAAATGGTGACGGTCTTTACCCGGCTTAAGATCGATCCCGACAATATAGATCTCCGCCGCTCCGAGTTGATAAGCGACGGTAAGCATCGTCGTTGCAACAGTCCCCCGGAGAGAGACAAGCCCTGTCCGTTCTGCGTCCACGCCGATCGACGGCGACCGGAACTGAATGTTTACTTGAGTCATGCCTTTAATATCGTGGAGTAGATTTTTCTCTTCGTGAATGTTTAAATAATAATCGGGGATAAATCTGTCGAGAATATCATTGCATCCGATTGTTACCCCGTCCCACTCTTCGAAGAACTCGATCGGGAAGTCGTCAATGGAACAACCCGTCCCGCAAATAAGAAACTTCTCGCCATCATGTTTCCCGATCAAGTCTTGAAGATCTGTCATGCCCTCGCCATCCTTTCTTTCGCCTGTGCCGTCTCGATCGTCCGCCTGACTTCGACTTCACATTCGCGGATCTCTTTCGCCGTAAGTAAGCGACCGAGATTTTTCTCGGCACTTCGCCGGACGCGGGCGAGCATACCGTGGAACACTTTCCTTCCGTGTTTACTGCCTAACCCGTTCCCCATGCCTTACCCCTTCCGTTTTTTCGCGCTCTTGGACGTTGTGACGCCCGGAACTTCAACGGGATCGTTATACGTTGCGAGAGCGGCCTCGGCCTCTTCGTCGATCGTCGCTACTGGCATAAGCTTGACGAGCCCTTCGTTGCGCTTCTCTGCCGCCTTCGCGTCTTTAGGCGCGACAAGGAATTCGGCGGGTATAATCTTGTGACCCTTTGTCATAGCCTCTTTTAACTGGATCATCGTCTTGCAAGCATAGCTCCGGGGAGTGCCGTCTTTCATGGTAAGCCCGGAGAGAACCCAAACGGCGCGCGGCTTTCCGTTGCCGTCCCGAAAGGGAACATTGTCTTGCCCGGCGCGAACGTTTGCTTGCATACCTATTCCACCACGCCCGTCAACCTGTATAACCTCGTAACCGAGAGATTCCACTTTTGCCGCTATTGCCTGGCTTGCCTGTACTTCCATTTTGTCGCCCTTTCTTCTTTGTGGTTTATTAGATCTGCCCTTGTACGCTTTCACCCTTTAAAAAGTGGGGACGGAACGGAAGGGCAACCGCCCCGCCCCCTCTCGAATCTCGCGCGAGAATCAAGGCTTATTCGTGATCGGTTATCACTGACACGCCACCTGCGGCGGCAGTATTAACACAACCCTGCCCGTAAACCGCCGTAACGACGATCTCCGTAGCCCTGAGACTTGCGTCCCTCTGAAACTCCGTCCTTGCGCCCTCTTTCAACACGAAAGCAAGACCTGCCGTCTGTCCGGCGGGCATGATAACACCCTGACGGTCGGCGTTCGTATTAACCGAAGCACAATTCGTGGAGCGGAAAAGATCGACGCCATGAACCTCTTTGAGTGCGCCGAGACTCTGACCGAACACAGAAGGATTCCCCCAAATAGATCCGGTGCTTGCGGAAATCTCTTTCCTCAAGTCGTCCAACTGTATCGGGTGGAGTACAGCGACAAGATTATCGCCGATGTAATTCCCATTCTCTAACTCGTAAATTGAGTCGAGAACGTTGTCGGCTGTCATATTGACCCCGGTCGAACCAACGGAAACTCCGAAGCTCGAAGCCGCCGCAAGAACATCGAGATCGATCTTGTTCGCGAGAGCCTTTCCAAGCTGTGTCGCGTACTGATCGAGCGTCGTTGCGGAAGCACCGAGAAGAACGTCCGTTACCGTGATCATAATACCCGCCTCGTCTGCGGTTATCGGGACAGACGTTGCGTTCATTGCGGCATTTGCGGCGTCCGTTCCTTCGGTAAGATCCGTCGCCGTCATAAGAGGCCACTTAGGGAACTCTTCTGTCAACGTCGCCTCTGCCGAAATATCGGCCACATTTACAAGCGCGGGCATTATCGCCTCGGCATAAGCCGCTTCGATTATCAATCGCGAAACAATCTCGGCGGCGACAAACTCGCCCACCGATCCCGCGTCGCTCGTAACCTCGTCAGCCGCACCCGCAATGTGAGGCGTCAAAGAACCGTCAGAGAAGAGATAAGAGAAAGCCCCCCTCGTTCCGTTCTTTACCGTCCCGACAATGTAAGGCACGCCGTCGCTCTTCACCTTGAAGAGATCTTCGATCCTGTAGACTATCGCCATGACAAAGGCGATTACTTTCCAAAGTTTGAAATTCATCTTAATACCTCTTTTCGCTTAAGAGAGATAAGCCGTTAATCGGCCTTTTTATACTTCGCCATTCTCTTCTCTGCGAAACGGTTCGTTTTCTTTGCGAACTTGAAGTTGAGTCCCGGACGAGAACTCGACGGAATAGAAACGCCCCTGTCCCTTAATGCCTGAAACTCTTCGTCGGACATGCTGTTCACATCGCCCGGCTTGAGATTCGCAATTCCGTCGCCGCCGCCGTCGCCGTTAAACATCGACCCGCCGCCGCCTGAACCGCCTTTCGAAGAAGCATTAATAAAATGAGCGTTACCTTTGTCGGAAAGAAAGCTTTCAACAAGCCCCTTAACCGACATCTCTGTTCCGTCTGTGTTAATCCGCGCAACTCCGTCCGCGCTTTGAACCTGAACAGATCCATCGTCGGCGATCTTGAGAGAAGGAAAGAGCAACGACGCAATCTGTCCGGCATTACGAACGTTGTAATTCAGGATCGTTTCTTTAAGATCCGTCCTTACCTTATCTTTCCGACTCGTCACTTTATCGGCTTCAAGGACTTTGATCCGAGCTTGAGAAGCTTCCCAATCTTTGGAATCAATATGCACCCCCTTGCCACCTTTGTCGCCGCCGTCACCTGCTCCCGGATTTTTCCCGCCCTTCAATACGTCAACGTCCGACCTGAGCCCGGCGATGATTTCAGCACTCGCCTTGCTCGCGGATTCCATGTCCGTTTTATGCCTCGCGGACATTCTACCGAATGCGCTGTCGATTGCCGCCTGTTGAAGATCGTTAAATTCCGCTTTCGCACCCGTACCCGCGCCGCCACCGTCGCCGCCGCCTGAGCCGTCGCCCGCATCGCCTCCGTCGTCACCATCCTTGCCCCCGGCAATATGGGGAACATAAGACCCGTCGTCAAAGAGATAGAACATTCTCTTGTACTTCGCGCCCGGTGAAGCAACGTTGTATCTCCCGACGATTTTAGGTGTCGTCGTCCCACGCCCCGTTTTAAGTTCGTCAACCTGTAACATGTAAGCCCCCTTTGCAAGCATTATCCATGCAAGCGTTTATTGTTGTTACGGAAAAAAGTCCCGCGCGCCCCTTTAAATTAACCTCTTCCGCTCGCCGTTTAGTATAGCCGCGACTCGCTTCGGATCTAACAAAGCCCTTATTACCTTCGCGCAAACTATCGCCTTGTCGTCCCCCGACAACTTACTCCACATCGAGATCGGGATCTCCCGGAAGATCGCTTCCATCGCTTTCCGCATAAGAAAGTCGCGCGTCCGCTTTTGCTTCGCCGACATGGTATCGACCCCGAACGTTGTTGTCTTTGCGCCCGGAACGTTTCCGATACAAATCCCGCCGCTCTGTGTTCTCCGCTTTTGTGCGTTACGTCTCATTATTTGCCCCCTCTTGTTCCGTAGTTAACGTTCTGGTGTCTATAAGACCTGAACCGTCGCATTCCTTGCAGAGAACTAAATAATTAACGTCGGCAAAGCCGTTGCCCCCGCAAGCGAAACAAACTTCGAAATCCCTTGCTTCCTGATCCATTACGCGCCCCCCGGAACTGCGACGAGTTGATGCCCGCATTGATACCCGCCGCGATTGATAAAAAAGTCGCCCTCTCGCTTGCCCTGCCAATCTCCCGAACCGATATTGTTCCACTCTTCCCGCGTCCGCGTCTCTCCGGCGTAAGCCCGGCAGAAGTCCCGCGTCCCCTTGACGGTCGAGCCGAAGTAAAGAAAGTTCTCGATTTCGAGATCGTCGGCTTTCTTTTGATTAAGCGTTGCGTCGAAAGACATAAGCGAATCATGCACCAACTGCCCGGAGTGTACCGCCATCGGGACGCCCCGCATGTCCTCGATCCCGACAAGTGAATTGCGAACACCGTCCACCAGATCTGCGAACCGCCCCCCGGCGAGCGTGGTCTTGTATATCTGATCTGCAAGCTCCTGTTGGAAGCGCGCCGCGAGCACTTCGTATTGAGTAAACGACCCGGCCTTAAGTGCGCGAATGACTTCGATGTCAACGTCAGTAAAGACGATCGGCAAGTCAAGCGTCTTGTAATATGCCGAGATTCCTTGTGCCGCCTCGTTGTACCCGGTAAGCGACGGCCTGATAAAACCGTCCCGATACTCGCGGGCGAAGATCTCGGTTAATGCTGTTTGTGTCCTGACGGCGAACTGAGCGTTGACCTGTTCGGAAAGTAAGAGTCCGCCCTTCGTCTTGGCGTCACTCAAGAGATCCATAACGTCGCGCTCGATATTGCGGATCGCCCGGATAGATCTCGATTGATGCGTTGAGATCAAGCCTTGAAGAACCGCGTCTTTCGTCGTTGCCGCATTTATGATGTCGCGTCTTGCCACTTAACTTCGCCTTTCTGGTTCTGAAAAGCTGAAAAACGATAACAGTATTGTCGATACCATGTTCGGCATTCTTCGCAACGCTCAACGCCCGTTTTTTTTACGCTGAAACTTAAAGCATTTCGACGGCAACCACAAACCCCACAATAAACATATTCGGTTTTATTCTTGCTCGCCATTCTCTTCGCCCTCTTCGCCCTTGCCCCCGGCGTTGAGCCCCTTTAAGAGATCCGCATCCTCGTCCGCTTTCGAAAGAACGTTCGCGTCGATCTCTTCGTCTATCAGCACAAGAGTTTCCTCGTCGGCGTCCTGTAGTGCCAAGCGCGCGCCCTTCTTCTGACTCTCTTTCTGGAACGTTTCGCTTTCAATGCGAAGCGTGCTCGCTTTCAATAGATTATCGAGATCCGCAACAACGTCGTCGATGTTAAACTTGTCCGGGTAATTCACCGAGCCCGTAAACTCGACGTCCATAAACTTTGCATAAAGCCGAAAGATCTCCGACTCGGCGTGTTCGAGATTGTCGGCCTTCTCTGCAAGCGACGAATGCAACTGATCCTGTTCGAGCTTCAAGGCTATGCCGGATGCAATCTGTTTCGTCTCTTGCGCCCGAACGCCGCCCATCTTCGCGATGCGGAAGATCTCGTCGATGTTATTCAAGACCCACATGCGAATCTCTGCGAGCGACGTGTGTGGAGCTTCAAGCCAGAACGGTTTTGCGTTCGCTTCACTCGGATCGAACTCAAGCACGTTCCCCGATCCGCCCTCAACGACACCGTTCTTGTCTTTCTTCCCGTAAGGCTTCGCAAGAAACGGATAAGCCGCGTTCTCGATAATCTCTTTCGCATCCGAACAGAGATAATAAATATTCTTGTTGATCTCCGCGAGATCCGCGAGATCCGAAAGACCGACCATTTTACGCCCGGAGCGTCTGTTGTAAAGAGTGATAAGAGGAATCTCTTCGAGATCGTGGTCGTCGCCGCCGATCTGTACGGCTTTCTTATTCTTCTTTACGCTCCATTTTTCCCACCTGTCGCGCCACCAGAGACGATAAACGGTTTCTTTCTCGGAAACCACCTCCCGGATCTTCAAAAAGGTAAGCACGACCGCGCCCGTCTCTGTCCGTTCGTGCTTCCAATCGAGAACGTTCTCCGGCGTGATCATGCAAAGATAAGGGCGAAGCCCGGCCTCGACCTCTTCGGCCTTGTTGTCGGCGATCGACGGGGACTTATCGACAAAGATCCCGACGCGCCCATAAGCTTGAGCATACCGCCCGGCGTCACGCATAAACTGTTTAAAGCTCGCGCCATCAAAGTCGGCATTCTTTAGGAACTGTTCGAAGAGCTCTTCGCCGTCAAGTTCCGCGTAATCGTATTCGATCGTTTTGCGAAAGATGTGACTGACAAAAATGTCGATGATCGATCCGCAATAATTGTAATAATAAGCGATCGCTTTCCTGCGGGTATAGTTCGCGCTCGTCTCGCGTGGATGCCGGAGCAAATAGTTGCCCGCCGCGTACTCCACGCCGCCGAAGTATGATGCGATATAGAACGCCCACGCCGCCGAATACTTTTTATATATTGCGTGAGTCTCTTCGAGCTCGCTCTTTTTCGTCTTAGCCATTACTGCACGCCCCCAAAGTTATGACCACACCGACAACAAGTAAAGTCGAATCCGGTCGTCGTCTTAAAAATAGCAAACTCGATCGCGCCGCATTGACAAACGATCGCATTGAGCATTTCCGCATCTACCACGCCCCACGACGGCGCGCCCGTTCTCATATCAAAGATCAACTTCTCTTCGAGCACTCCGAGCCCACGCTCTTGATCGGTAAGCCAACCGCCGCACTCGCATTGCGCTATGTCGCCCTGATTTAAGGTACGATATAGTGGTTGCGGTATCGCTTTAAATTCCTTGCAAGTACACGTTAACCGAAGCCGTATTCCGCCGCCGTCATTTTTTGCAATACCGTTAAGCATTATCTTATCCACTTTTGCCCGGATGCCCGCTTGAGTTTAAGCGGAAACTCTCGCGTTATGTAATAACCGAATGCGTCGCTTGCGTGTGTCCTGTCGCTGTCGCGCTTATCGATGTCGCCTGTCCCCTCGCGCCATGCGACCGTGTCAAGATCTCGAATCAGCATCTTGCAACGCGGATGGATATAAACGTGAGACTCGCCGCGCGCATTCAAGAGCATGTGATTGACGGCGTTGACCCGGTCTTTCACACGGGGATTCGCTTTCGGAATATTAAGATCTCGAAGCGGATAAGTTGTCCGCTCGTCTCTGTCGGTGTACTCAAGATCCCCCATTATCGCATAATCGGAAGAGCCCGCCGTCGATCCGTAAGACCCTGCGGCGTCGCCATAGATCTCAATTCCCGCAGGATGGTCGCCGTGAAGAGTAAGAAGCCGCGATCCCATCTCCCCTGTATTTGTACCATAAAGAACGATCTCGTCAAAGACCGCAATGTCGCGCCCGTCGCTCTGCAAGAGAATCCACGCGCAAGGATTGATGTTAAAGTCGCAAGCGGCGATGATCGGAAGTCTCGGATTAAGCTCGACCCCGGCGTCGCTGTGAAGCTTCTTCGAGTAAGCATAATAAACTCGCCCGACCGCACCCTCGAAAGATCCTTCGTACTCTTGCCGGAATGTCCGGGGATCAAGATCCCCCCGCGCGGCCTCGACCTCTTCCGCCGGGAGTATGTCGGAACTGAACCATGTAAAGAGTCCCCAACCGGGAGCGTCGATCGCCTTATCTGCAAGATCCTTGTAATGGTTCAAGCCCTCCGGGACGCCGATAAACCAACACCAACCCGCCCTGTCTGATAGAGCCGGACGAACATTCTCTGTCCAAGCGGTCGAACGCATATTCGCGTACTCGTCAAGAACTCCCCCGTCCCACGGCATGCCCTCGATCCGTTGCGGCTTATCAAGGCCGATTACCCATATATCAGAACCGAAGATCGTCTTAATGCAAAGATCAGTTTCCCGGATGCCGTTCGGAGCGATCCACGACTTCGGGATCATACGCTTAAGATCTTCCCAATAGATGCGCTTTGCCTGTCCGTGAGTCGGAGCGGCGGCGAAGTAGTGTGGATTCGCCCACGGCTTTTTGATCGGTAACGAACGAATAAGCTTTCGCTTTGCGATCTCCGTCTTGCCGGATCTCCGTCCCGCCGGGACTACTGCGAAGCGTGGTGCGTTGTGATAGAGCTCCGCCTGTTTATTGTGGTGTCGTAAGGGCGTCCATTGCGGCAACAATTGCATCGCGTGCTCGATCATCGATTTTGTCGGGATCTTGTTCAATCGGTCTATCTCTCCATCTGTCCGGTTGACGGTTCTTAAGCCAGAAGATTGCCGCCGTTACGTTCGGCTGTACGTTCTTGATTACGGTCTTAACGAGTTGATGCTTTGTAATTTTGCCTTGCCCGGCTTCCCCTGCCCCATACTTGATCGCCTCGAATGACTTTTCGCAAACCTTGTACCCGATCGCCATCTTATGCAAGGACTGCACGACTTCGGAGTCCTTTACTGCCTTGCCCCTTTTTAGAACGGCGGAGAACTCGGCATCTTTTTTCCAATCTGTGATCGTTCGTTCTGCAATGCCAATGATCCCGGCGATCTCTTTGTCGGTGAAGCCTAAACCTGCAAGCCGCTCGATCTGCACAAGATCGCACTTATCTCCCGGCTTCTCTTTCGGACGCCCCGGCTTCCGTTTCGCCTTGACTTTGCTCGCCTTTTTACGTTCTGCCACAAAATGCACCCCATAGAAAAAGGGTAAGCACTACCCTTTACGAATAGCCCTTACCCTTGTCGAGTAGTATCGAAACCCCTTGCGCCCATGCTCTCGATATACTCCGATTCTATTTAATTGTCAAGGTTTCTGTTTGTTGCCGTTCTGTATTGGTATCGGTGCATAGACCGGATTAAACCTCTCGGATGGAGAGATAAGCGCAACTTTAAAATGTTCAAGCGGGTAAAACTCCACTCCGAATTCGTGGTCGTATTTGATACGCCCATTCGCCAAAGTTCGCGTACCGAGAAAAATACCTGTGATCTCTTTTTCTATTAATACCCATACTTTGTGAGTTTGCGAAGAAAGACCTGTCTGAACGCTTTTATTGATACGCCGATACTTCCCTTTAACTGTTATTATGTCGCCGTGTTTCACTTACCCGCCCCCCCTTTTGTCTCGCCGTCCCCCTCGCCGCCTGCCGGATTAAAATCTACCGCCTCAAACGTACAACAGAGACGCGCGATAATCCTTCCGTACTGATTCCGAATTATCCCGTTCTCTTGAACGACAACGCTATCGATTATCTTAACCTTAATTCCGTCTGCCATACCTGCCCCCCCCATTTAAACATTCTTGCTCGCTTTATATATAAGCCCTGACGAGCTCGTTCCTTTATCCCCGACCCTTTACCCTGCCCCTTTACTCGCAATCGACCTGATCGATCACGTCGTCGGCGGCATCTTTGAACGTTTCGCCGCGTTGATCGCACCAGTATTGGAAGTTTCGCGCCGCGCCCCGGAATCTCTGTTCCGCCTCGATCCACTCTTCATCCGTCATGTCGTCCCCCGTTAAAAAAGTAAGTTGTAAAGAATATCCCTGAGATCCTGCGCTTTCTGAATCAGGCCGAGAACTTCGTGCGGTTGAAGTTTCTTTTTTCTGCCCGTCTGTCTGTCCTCAAGCCACAAGACGCTGTGTCCGTCCATAACCACGTCGGGCGTCGCGGTTTCGAGCTCCCCCAAAGCGTTGAGGATCTTTGCTTCGTGCGAGTCCTTGTAAGTTTCGCCGAGCTCGCCCTTGATCTGGATCGGTTGTTCTCGCTGGCTCATGTCTGGGACTTTACACGCCCCGGAGTTTTTTTCGCGATACTCGTCCACGCGCTTGATCAGTAACTCGACCGACTGTAAATGCCCCTCAAGTGCGCCAAGCCTCTCGCACTCGTTCCGGTAGAAGTGCAACGTCGCGGGAACGGCGTTGTCTTTAGCAAGCAATAAGATTGCCGTCCCGTCTGTCTGAACGATACCTGTCGCCCTGTTTACCGCGTGAATCCGAAACTTTCTGTCAATCGATTCCATTCTCTGCCCTTTCGTTTTAAGATTTAAGCCACTCGGCAAAAGACTTTATACAAAAGCCTTTTTTGTTGTAAAGTTATGATCGATAAACAAGTGAAAGACCTCGCCGTCGAGCTCCACCGTGTCAACAAACACATAAGGCGCATCTTTTATCGCGCAGATTCGTATGCAAGGCTCTTCGGTCTTGAATAGTTGAAAATTGCACTCCGTCCACCTTGCCCCTGTAACGTGCTGAGAGTCCACCAATCCATACAAGACCAGCGTGCCGTTTTCTACTCGCGCCGAAAGTGCAAGAGTAAAGTAAGGCATTTTAATTGTGCTCTCTTTGGGATCAACTTTAAATCTAAATACCTGTGACACTTTCACCCCCTTAAGATTTTAACCATTCGATCGCGTCCATTGTTAGTAAGGGAAGCAACGCCGGAACTCCAAATCTCGACGGTTGCCCCCGGTGGTAGACGTTAAAGTCAAGAGCCGGGTCGTCGGTCGTTCCCGATCGCCATAGCCGCTTTCGGTGAAACTCGCACAAGCCTTTACTGCGAACCACCCCCCGACACCCGTCCACCTTGCAAGCCCGATCAGCCACGGTCGGCCTTGAACTCTTTGATCGCCCCACACATATCGCACGCCGGATCTTCGGGACATTTAACGTCGAGCCCGCAATGGTTCTGCATAACGGCCTCGACCAACACGTCAAACGAGATCTTGAGCGTGTCGCGCTCCGTCTCTATCCTGTTCCGTATTCCATCGGTCGAACTCTTTAGCGTGTTAAAGTTTTTCGTAATAAGCGTAATGCAATTAGTAAGCCGCAAGTTCTCTTTGTTCGCCTCTTTCGCGAAACTGCGAGCTTCCACCTTAAGCGCGCCGTTCTCCGCCCATACGTCGGCGAGCACCAGCCCAACAACACCCGTCGGATTCTCTTCCGCCGCGAGCTCGATATATTTATCAACCTGCCCGGCGAGCCGTTCGATCTCGACACCCCTTCCCGCGATCACGGTCGAGAGCTTTTCGGCTTCCGCCCGAAGTTGATCGTTGTCCGCCCGAAAATCTTCCATAACCATAACGGCGTCACCCACCGCCACAATCTTCGCGTTCTCTGTCTCTTCGAGTAAAACCTTGAGCCGTCCCGTCTCGTCCCGGTATCGATGCGAGAGTTTCGCCGCCTCTTTGAGATCCACCGTCAAAGAATCAATGTGCGCGTCCCGGATCTCAAGCTCTGTCGGCTCGCGCCGCTCGCTTTTTTGCCCCGTCTCGTAATAAGGCGCAAGCTCCGAGAGATTTATTGTCCGCCCCACCTCGCCATAAATTGCTTCGAGATCTTCGTCGGTATACTTAACCATCGCTTGAGCCATAATGCCCCGGTAAGTATACGGCGCGCCGAACGGTTGCCAACCCTGTCTAATCTTGTCTTTTACTCTGTCCCCTAAATTGTCAACGTCGGTTCGGACTATTCTATATTCTTCAATTTTCCTCTCCATCTTTGCCCCCTTTTAAAGTCCCTCGATCAATTCGATCAACCTGTTGCACTCGTCCTCGTCGAACTTGCTTATGTGAGCTTCGTCCTTGTCGAGATCCATAAGCTCTGAAAGTTCCCGGTAAGCCCGGTTGCGTCCGTAGTCGTTCGCCGTCGTCCAATCGTCAAAGACTCGGTGCGCCTCGATACGCGCTTCCCTTGTCGCCTTGTCCGCCGGAATTCCCATCGGCGATCCGTCTGGATGCGCCCCGTGAGCCCCGCGACAAATAGGGTAATTAGGGCACTGATAATAAAAAGGATTCTTAAACTTCGACGGCTTAAGTATCATCGGCGCGCCGCAATCTCCGCAATTAACTTCCGCCATGCTCGCCCCCTATTTCTAACAAGCCTGTTCCGTGACACTTCTCGCAATCAACGTCTTGAAGATCGATATTGATTTCCAAGCCGTCGCCGCCGCAATACGAACAAGTCGTAATGTCGCGTTCTTTCTTCTTTTCGACAAGTTTTATTCGATAAGCCTCGACCTCAATATCGTTCGGATTGATCGCCTCTATCGCCTCTTCGAGCGCAAGCTCTTTCGCTTCCACCTCGTCAACCGCCTCGACCTCGATCGAATAGTCCCCGGAGATCTCCACATAAACCCGATAAGTCTTTGTCTTGCCCGCCGCGCGCTTGCGCCCGCGCGCCTCTTCTTTTGCCGCCTCAAAATTCATTAACTTATAAGCGGCGATCTGTTCGGGATCTCCAAAGACGATCTTTCGCCCGCAAAGAATACTTTCGTGTTTGTTGTGGTATCGGGGATCGTAACCCGTCTTTGTATCTGGACTCATGGAGCACCCCCACCAACAACCCGCTTAAATTCCCCGAAGTCCTCGACCAACTTCCCCCGGAAGCACTCGCGCCACGCAATGCGTTTCTTGTGGGTAGAACAAAGACCCGCAATCTCGTCGGCCTCTTCTTCCCCGACCGCCCGCCATACTGCGAAGCGCGGTTTTTTAGCCGGACGCAACAGGCGAGTTAAATAAGTAATCTCAATTCCACAAGGCCGCTTAACGTGATCCCTAAGATACTCGTAAGCGAACTCGATCTCTTCTTTGTCCGTACTGTACGCCGTCACTCGAACAAACTTCAAATAACTTAAATAGCCCTTTGCCATACGTCACCCCCTTTTTTACCTTTCGAGTCGTCCGTCGATATAGTCTTTTAAAATCTTTATTGCGTCGTCGGCGTTCCATGCGACAACAACGAGATTGCCCGCCTCTTGAAGTGCCGCGATCCAAGTCTCTTGATTCTCTGTCTTCTTGTTCGGCTTGATCTTCATTTCGATATAAAACGCGCCGAAGCCCCTACGCGGAACAGGCAAGCAAAGATCCGGGACGCCCGCCCGGAGTCCGCAATTCGTTTCGATCTTCCCCGTCGCCGTCGATCGCTTGCCGTGGTTCGGGACGGCATAGATAAGCGCGAGATCCGCGTATTGCGTCGGGAAGTATTGCGAAAGGTAAGCACACTCGGAAACGACTTGCATTTGCGCCGCCTGTTCTTTTTGAATCCGAAGCCCGCGCAATGACGGGAAGTAAAAAGTCGGGTGTTCCATCATCCGCCCCCGTCGTTGCAAGGATTCTCGCGGATCTCTTTACGGAGCGCGTTTACTGTTGCGGGTAAGTATTTATAAGTAGTGAGAGTGTAGACATTAAACCATTGCAATATTCTTTCCGCATGCGAAAGTGTTTCGTCTTTCTTTATCTGCCGCGCCCATATACTAAAATCTTCCGACTCGTACGACGACGGAGAAATCCGAGAAACCATAAAAGTCTCGGTTCTCTTTCTCGTTTTTGATTCTAAAATATCGCCGACGTTGTACGGACATATAAGATCCGCAAGCTCTTGTTCCGCTTCGTGCTTTCGACCGTTCGCCTCGCTTATGATCGTTCGCTCCGCGTAGATCTTACCCCTTAAGATATTCTCTTTTGAAAAAAAATTAACAGTTCCCATCCTTCACCCCTTATGTTTTTCAGTGATTGTCTTTTTTCTTTTATTCATTTCATCGACGGAGATCCCGCCCTTAAGATAGTGATTTATATTCGCCGAGAGCTCTCGCGAGACTTTAGACTCCCCGCGCATTCCTTTCTCTATCGCCTCTTCGGTTGTCCCTTGTTCCCTCGCGTGTCTAGCTTTTTCTTGCCCGGCCTCGCGTTCTCTTCTACCTATCGCAACAAAGCTTATCTGACTTAAAAGCTCGCCCATAGTAGGAAAACGACGACACTCGGTTATTGATCGCGAAACTCCGGCTTCGAGATCCACGTCCGGGATCTCTTTCTTTTGGATCTCGCTCCACCAGACACCAAACGCCCCCGGCGGCATCTGCCAAACGAACGCCCCTTCGAGTCGATGGATCTGTTCTTCAAAGTGTTTCTTATCCATTGCCGCCCCTTACATCGTTTCGAGACGAGCCGCGCGCCGGGCGTCGTCGCCCTTCTTTTCCGGCTCGATATATTCTTTCCAAAAGTCCGCCCTTAAAAACCGAATAGGATCTTTAGCGAAGCCCTCTCGACCGTTCTTTGATTTCGCATAATTCCCGACGGCTTGAAACAAGAGATCTCTATCGATCTTGTTTTTTCGTATGTAATCAAAACAAAGTTTTCGATTGAGCTTTTTCCCATTTCTTGCCGGGTATGCTTTCCAGAACTTTTCGAAAAAACGCGCATACTCTTTAAACTCTTCTTCTTCTTCTTTCTCTTCTTCTACTTCTACTTCTTTATGGTTGGAAAGTTTCTTGCAAGCGGCTTGCAAGTCTTTTGTATAATTATCCTTTATATCCGCCATCTTTGGAAGGTAGAGCTTCCACTCTTTTTCGGAAAAGTCGAACGAAAGTCGAGCAAAAGTCTGACAATACTCGTACACCTCTCGGAGTTTAGTCCGACTTGTGCGGAGCTTTCGTCGGAGAAACGCCGGACTTATAGTCAACTCTCCGGTGATCTCGTTGCCGTTTTCCTTCGATATTATCTCTATTGTACCGAACCAAACGACATAGCCTGTCGCCCCGAACTTGTCCATAAGAGCGACGATAAACGGATCGTCCAGAGAGTCAGAAAAATGCTTAAACCACTTCAAGAGATAACCCCCCCGCTTGAGCCCCGACATAAGTTACGAATAGTTTGCTTTAAGCCCCATATTCTGATTGCGCCAAGCCTTGCCATTTTACAACGCTCCACTTCGGAGAACTTGCGGCTCTTGTTGTGTTTCGGCTTTCTTATAATGTTAGTTCTCCCCCTGTTCGCTCCCGAAGAGCCGACAAGGATAATTCCCGCACGCTCCGGGACGTGCTCGATGCAATCTTTCAAGTAGTCCGGGAGAGCAAAGTATAAATATTTAATTCTGTCGGAAAAATGTCCGTGTCTCTTTTTCTTATCTGCGATCAGATCGGACTTACTTGTTTTGATCTCAACCTCTGTTGCGTAGCCCGCCTTTGAAAGAACAAGAACGTCGCATTCGTGGAGATCAAGCCCCCAGTGCACGCCCGGAACGATAAGGTTTTCCAAGTAACCGAAACGACTTGCGATCGCGATCTCTATATCAACGCACGTCAACTTTTCTTTCTTCACCTGTCCCCCTTAAAATTAAGCTCGCGCGGTTGTGGATCACACCGACCGAGAGTCGGCGAAAAGAGCCTTGCGGTTGTCTTTCAACCGCGCGAACACGTTATTTATTTTCTTTCCAGAATGGACAGACTTCCCCGGTCGAAGTGCAGACGGCAACCATGCCCGCCGGATCTCCTGCGTGAAATTCGGAGTGCGGACATTGCTCGGCATTTTCGGTGCAATCGTCCGGGTAGCTCTTCGCGCCGAGCTCCTGCTGTTGTTCTTCTTTCTGTTTCGGATTGCCGAACGGCGTGTCTTTTATCCACTTAAGGATCTCCGGCATCTGCGATTGTTTAAGTTCCTTACCGCTTGAGATTCCGAACCGCTTATATATATCTTCTTTCTTTAAAGACTTAACGTTCATCCCTGCAAAGATCCTCGCAAAATCTTTTTGCGTAAGCGGTGAATCTGTCGGCGGCGTCGGCGGAGATCCCGGCGGCGGCGTGGACGTGTTGTTCCGCCCTGTCGTCTGATTATCGTCCGTTTCAGGATCGACCGAGCCCGCTTCCGTCGGTATGCAAAAGACTTGGAACATCGCCATTTTATAGGCCGACGACATTGCTTTGTTCGCGCCCTTGTCCGACGAGTCCGCACCCTCGCCCGTAACGACCGCAAAAACACTCGAACCGTCCGGGGCGAAGAACGTATATTTAACCGTTAAAAAGGTAAAATAAAGCGCGCCCCCGGCTTTTGTCGCGTGGTCTTCCCGGCGCGTCGTTAATACTTCCGGGACGACAAAGACTTGATGCGCCACAAGAATCGGATTAACCGCTTGATATACGTCGTCGATCCCCCTGAATTTGTACCGTTGCGCCGACTGTTTGTCTTTCGAGATCGGAGCGATCCCCGCCATAACTCGCGGAATAAGCGTGTAAATCATGTCGCCGACAATCTCTTCGACCGCCTCTTTTTTCTCTTCCTCTTTCTTTACCTCTGCCAACTTGCCCCCTTACTTAATCTTTAACGTGTCGGGATTGCGCTTCAACGTCACGCCCTCAATCGCGAACTTCTCGCCGTCCTTTATTCGCCCGGCTTTGATTGCCGCCATGATAACCTTTTTGTCGATCTTCGTGACGTCCGGTTGTGGGATCGTCTCGACAAATTCCTTCGAGATCTTTTTCCCGTCGATCTCGTCGATAACCTCGCGCCCCTTGACTCTCGTTAAGATTCCATGCTCGCCCTCGCTCTTGTCTATGTCGAGCCGCTTCATGCTCCGCAAAGTGATAAAACAAAGACCATCTATCCGGGCTTGATAAGACTTCGCGAGATCCACGTATCGCGCGGCCTCTTCTTTCGCGAACGCGACACGCCCCTCGAACATACGGATAACAAGCAAGTACCTGTCGAACTTTTCTTTTGCCGCCGCTTGCGCGACGTTGAAGTCCGCTTCCAGATCCGGCGGAAGCTCGCCGCCGTTGTCGTGCAAGATCTGGATAATACGTTCGGATTCTTCTACTATATCGACAAGCCTCGAATCTCCATCAACAACATTATTCGCAAGTAACGTTTCCATTTCGTAAACACCCCGTAAGTTTGTCCAGCATTTTTCCCATACCCGTAATCGTCTTGTCGCGAGTCCTGATCTGTTCTTTGTACTCCGCCGCGCAAAGCTTGTAGATTATCGGCGTAAGCTCGCGACGTTCAAGCTCGCGCCCTTTATGAATTCCGAACTGTGAAGCGATAAGAATTACAATCGCATGCCACACGACCGCGATAAGGATTACGATCGCGTACGCAAATATTACAATCTTGTCGTCGCTCCGTCTGTTATTCCACTTCATAAGCAACCCCCGGCTCGTTTACAAGTTTGTATTCGTGAAGCCGGGCGATCCAATTGTATCGATGCAAGATCCGATACCCCGGATTGACACGATCGCAATTAATCTCGCCGACACAAGCCGAAGCCGCGCAAGTGTGCGCCGCGACCGTTATGTCTCTCGTCGAAGCCCAACCGTCACCACAAAGAACAACCCGCCGAAGATATTCGACGACCCGTTGCAAGCGTGCGGATCTCTCCACCTTGCCCGCATGGATGCCCCGGCGCGAATTCGGTAATACCTCGCTTTGTGCTATCCCTCTGCTTGCTTCCATTACCCGGCGTACCTCTTCTGCTTTGCCGAGCTCGACAATCTCGCGCGTGTGAGAGAGTTGACACTCCGGGCAACAATACTTTTGCTTTTGATTAATCCGCCCGAACGGTTTCTGACAACTTAAGCGGGCGCAAACGTCCCCTGTCGCCTTATATATAAGCCCTAGCGGGCTCTTTCCTACGTCCCCGTCGCTCTGCCCCCTCTTCATCCTTTCGCCCCCTTGCCCGCCCTCTGCGGCCTTTTGCGCGGCTCTTCATAGTTCCGATCGCCGCAATTAGGACATGCGTCCGGCTTTGTCTCTTTGCCTGTCTCAAGATCAACCTTTCGAGTGCTCCATCGATGCAAGCATTTTTTGCAGTTAAGTATCAAGATCCCGCCCCCTTTCTTTCGATTAAATGTTTGTTGTCGCCGTACCTTGAACCAAGGAACGCCATTACTGCCTCGACGTCCTCAAGCTCAAGATCCGCCATGATCGTCTCTATGATGATCAATCCATCCATTAAGTCGCTTTGCCCTGTGAGTAAGAAAGTTTTCGTCAATGACTCGCTCAATGTGTCGCCCCCCGTTGCGTCGCCTGAATAGCCTCGTCGATCTCGTTGATCCCGCCGTCGGCCTTGAGATCCCCCATCCACACTTCCCGGCGTGCGCCGTCCTTATATTCGATCGTCGCTTCCCCTGTCGTCATGTCGCCTTTAACGATCTTGACTTCCAATCCGAATCGTGTGTAAACCATCCTCGCCCCCCTCGTCGTGCTCGATTAGATCCCGCGCCGACTTCCGCGCCGGGCTCGACTTCGGAGTCGGCTCGGCAACGGAAAGATCGACGTATATATCTTTACTCTGATCCATCGGAATCGGTGAGTGCGGGTTCCTCTGTATCGCCGCCGGGAATCGCGATCGTCTCGGTGTCGCCGCCCTCGAAGTGCTTCCCGAAGTGCGCGAGAAAGTAAGCGAGCTTCGCGCGAATCTCTGCCGCTTCCATTTCCTTCTTTTTGATCTCGCGCTTGAAGAAATCGATCGCCGTACTCTTATCAAGAGAAACCTCAAGATCGTTGATAGGACAAAGCTCGATCCCTTCGGTCTGCTTATTAAGCACGACCGTTTCGATCTTCGCTTCGCTGTATTGAATATTGACATAAGCGACCACGATCGACGGAAGCTTCTCAAAGTTATCGAAGCCCGCGATTATACCGGGGAACGACGAGTACTTTTCGCCGTAAGCCTCTTTGACTAACACCTTGACGGCATCCCCGACGCGATACGACTCGACCGTCCTTGCCTCGCGCAAGTCAACCTCAAGCTTCACGCCACCGATCTCGATAATTTTACTGTTCTCCATGTTCTTTGCCCTTCCCTTAAAGTTAAGGCGACCGAAGCCGCCCGTTGATTAATTCCAATCCTTTTGGTTTATCTTCTTCGCCTCGGCTTTCGAGCCGACATAAACCGCATCGCCGATCTGATTCTCGTCGAGATCCTTTAACTGCACAACCCACGACTTCGTCTCGCGATCATACCAACGGACTATAATAAAAATCGGAACGAACACGATTTCGCATTCGCTCCACTGTGAAAGGTTCGGCTTTTCCGCTCCACTGAAACTGACAATACGTTGATCGTTGTTTCGTTCGCCTGTACGACGCCCCGTTTTGTAATCGACTGCGTGACTCGATATGATGCAAACGGCTTTCGTGTAATCGCGAAAAGTCGTCCGCTCAACACACGTTTTACCGTCCGGCGTTATAGCTGTAAGCCTTTTTGATTTTCCGTCTGATTTTGCCATGATCGGTGTCCCTCCGATTAAGATGTGTGGGGCGATGCCCCTTGGTTGATGGTCTACCTTATCATAACAATCAAGTAAGTCAAGCGGAAACGTAAATTATTTTAAAATAGTTAACGAGCACCCCCGGTCTCCGTCAACCGTCAAGCCCCGAAATAGGGAAGCCCCGAAGATCTTTCGACCTCCGGGGCTCTTGGCAAAGAACGGATCAGCGTTTATACTACCAGATCCGGCGCGTTCTTCAATGACTCTTTTTGACGACCTTCTGCACCCTCTCCGAATTGACGATCTTTGCGACCCGCTCTCGGACAACCGACTTTGGAGTGAATGCGCCACGCAAGACCATCTTAACAGATCCGTCGGACGGGACTTCCGAGACGGCGGAGATCCCCGTTACGCTGAACAGGAAAGAACGGATTCCCGTCAAGTACCCGTTGTCTTGTTGATAGACGTCGCCTATTCCATGATCGATAATCACGATTGAGTTACCACGCCTATAATTCTCGCGAGTGCGTTCGCGCTCGTAAACTTAAAGACGATCGTGTCGCCGTTGAGATCCGAAGCCTCAAGATCTATTTTATAAACGCCGTTCCCTGTCTCTGTAACTGAATTCGCGCAAGCACCGAAAGCCGCGCCGTCGATTGAGCGTTGCGCCGTTACCGACTCGCCCGTCTTGCCTGTCACCTTGTCCGAACTGTCAACCATAAAGAGCGGGAACGCCGCGAGCGCGACATTCTTCGGAATCCCGGACGGGAGATTGTCGGTCTTTGCTTTGATTGCAGTAATCGCCACTCCGACCGTATCGACATTTTCGGAAATCTCGTCCTTCGTAATATCGGACGTTGTACCATTATTGATAATGGTAAAGTGACCATCCCACTTGATCGCTCCACCGACGCAACTCGCCGCGAGTGTAAGCTTGCCATGCCCTCTGATATTGAGCACATCCGTTCCGTTTTGACCGAAGTTCTCGATCGTTAAATCCCCGGAAAAGTCTGTCCAGTATACTGTCGAATCTCCGACCGCCGCCCCGAAGTCGAGCGTTGCCCCGTTTTCCGAAGAGCAATTATGGAAGTCGGTTGTCCCCGTACTTAAAACAATAGTTCCTGTCACGTCGCAGTAATGACTCCGCGCCGCCGGGATCGTCATGTCCCCCAAGTGGCATTGATGGAATTCCGGCAATACTGCCCCTGAACAGATACCACTAACATCCGCGCCCATTATATGAGAGCCGCTTATCGATTGCCCGCCAAGCGCGAGAGTCCACCTTTCGCCTCTGAAAGATTGTCCTTCTTGACTTGCCGTCAAAGTGAAAGAACTTGCCGGAGCAATGGCGAATCTTGACAAGCCAAGAGAAGCCGCGACCGTGTTTGCGTTAGGTAAACTGCTTAAGGCATTTAGAATCGTTCCGTGTTCGTAATCGGTCGTTCCTGTTGTTCCGCCGACGCTGTCAAGGAATACATGTCCGCCTTCATAAGTTCCGAATTCCTGAAGATCTCGCAGTCTCTTTGCAAAAGAGTTCGGGACATTATGAGCGACACCAGTAAACGGTTCATCTGCTATGAGATCGACCAACGTCGCCGCATCGGTAAACATAGCAACAAGAGCGGCTGTTGCCTCCGCTTGCGCTTCGGCCTTCATTGCCGTTGACATTCCTCCGAGATCCGTAAGCCCTGCACCCGCCACGCCGATCGTCGCGATTATTTCTGCAATCTCGGTGTCGATGTACTCCGCGATAGCGACAAGCGTCGTCGGGAGAGTCGTCCCGGTATCGAGAAGAATATCGTCGAGAATAAGATCGAGACGACCGCCGTCGATCAAATCCGTAAGCGCGCCCATTCTCGCCGCCGTGACCTCGTTTGTGTTCGCGAGCTTCGTATCGAGATCGAGCCCGCCCGCATCCGAGATCGCGAGTCCGCCCGCCGCATCTGCCGCCGCGTCCGGCAACGCCGTCATTCCGCCCCGGACGGCATCGTCGAGATCAAGTGCGTGTTGTGCGTTTGCGTTTCCATAAGTCTCGATAACAATCGCTCGATCGAGCCATGCCTTTGTCGCTGAGTCGATAACATAAACAACGATTCGAGCGGCTTCCATTTCTGTTGCCGTCAAGACAATAGAATATCCATTTCCCTCGTCGGTGAAGCCGTTCGTCGTGTTCGCTTCTGCCCCCTCGTCCTTCATTATTTTAGTGTCGCCGGAAGCATGGGAAGCATCGACCCGGAAGTCAACGCCGTCGATCTCGAAGAGATCAAAATTGATTGTTGCCTCCACTCCGTATTTTCTTAAGTGTGACGCTTGCATTTTAACCCCCCTCGATTCTTCGTCTGAAAATCTCAATACCTATTACCGCCACCTCCGCCGCAACCCCGAAAGGTAAGTCTGCAAGTTCAAAAAGAGCAAGAGGGTTTTCGTGCAGAAAACGAATGTCTGCGTCTGTCGGTACTCTATCTCTGTATATATATAACTCTCGAACATCACCAGTATAGTAAGTAGTAACCCTTTTACCGATATGCGGATTCTGCTCATTTGTAATGTTACCACTTACCGCGTCTGGTGTGCCTCTTTCCACACCATCTACATACATTCTTAACTCGTTTTTTACCCTGTCTATAACACCGAAGACTGTATGCGGGACAGAAGTGTCAGCTATATTGTAAATTTCAGTCTCAAATACCGAAGAGCCATTGCATATTCTTACCCGTACATCTCCAACTGAAGCTCCGCCGCCACTTAATATTTCCCAGCCGGCGTCATCAACAGAACTTGACACCCGTGAAGATATTACAAACTGGTCAACATCAGATGTTTTAAACCTTGCGCCAAAAGCAAAAGAAGAAGTCCCTGCAACATATAGGCTTGAACTACCTAAATTAACCGATTCATTTACCCCGTCAAAATTTAATGCATATCCTTCGGGGGTAACAACCCAATCCGTACCGAGCTCCATATTAACAAGAGCCCCATGATTTTTATGTGGACTCTGATCGTGTAAAATATTACCTGTAACACCAAGAGCAGGAGCGAATGCGCCGACAAGACTTTTCCATGAGTCGGGATGTTTACTCTCCCCGGCACTTCTGGCGAAGCCCTGCTTATATGACGGCCTGAAGCTCAATTACTGCACCTCTGGTGGTATCTTGGTGAGCTTTATAGAGTGAGCGTCTGCCGTACTGAGTAGGGCGTCTGCCGTGTTGTTATGAACGACGGGCGAAACGTAACGCGCAGGTATTCTAACAATGGCGGTAATCTTTAGTACGTCCGCCGCCACCGTCGAGACGACAACCGCCGAGTCAACACGCAAACAGTTTTTAAGCTGTGCTACGGTCATAGTACCTTCTGCCGAGGCCGTCGGGTCTGTAGTAGGCTTACCGTCAAAACCCGTAGTCTCGTCACTGAAAGACAAGTATAGGTCTACCGTCTCGCCTTCTACTGGTTGAGTATCGAAGCCGTCAATAAGCATTTCTATCTTACACTGTTCCGCGTGAGACGCAGCTCCCATGTCGTGATACGCACCCATCTGCACGGCATTTGCAGCCAGCCCGCCGATGTCGCAATCAAGGTCTCCACCAGTATTTAACCACTCGATCGTGGTCTCTGGTGCTATATAAAGTTTGTTCGGCATCGTTCCTCGTCTCCTTATTGGCTATTAAAATTTAGCCTACACGACGTCGCGGTTAAGACCCCAAAACATTAGGGTCGCCCTTGCCTTCGCGAGTATCGTTATCGTCAGTGCCGTATATCTCGCGTCTATTTTCGCTTGCTTCTGAGCGTTATTATCTGCCGCCAAGAACGCAACGGTCTCGGAGTGCTCGTACAGTTCGCCGCTCTGAATCTTAGAGAGCTCCGTTGTTAGCCACGGGACAGCAGAGACAAAGTTCGAACCGTCTATATGCTGAGAGAGTGCGACTCTCAAGTCAACCCCGGCATTATTATCCTCTATTGGTATTGGTATGTGAAAGACGACCGAAGCCCTGCGTCCGTTTGGCGAAATGCTCTTGACGTGACAATTACTCATTCTATACCCTCCTTTTATTGTCTACAATTTGCGGGCGGTCAGCCCCAGTTTAACCCCACTGGAAGTTTGCGGGAGCACCCGGAGCCAAAAAATCGACGCGTACCTCGTTCGAATAAGGGCTTTCGTTACCCGCCGTGTCGTAAGCCGTAGCCGCGCAAAAACCCTCGCCCCCGGACGAAATAAGCGTTCCATCATCAATGTGGTTTGTCACGTTACCGACGTCAACGGTTGTCGTGTACGCGCCCGGCGCAGAGCCACAATGTATTTTATACCCGGCGAGATCGGTAATCACACTTCCGTCAGTATTAGTTGTCACCGCACCCCATGTGAAAGAGGCCGGGTATGCCGCCCATCCGACTGATAAACTACCGAGCAGTAAGATTGCGGCTAATGCGCCCGCGACCTTACTGGCGTTTTCCTTTAAGTACCTGCCGACCTCTCCGCGTATAAAACCCGCCTTCGCAAGACTTCGCGCAATGCCGTATATGCTTACTGCGATCATCGGCACAAGGGCATTCCACGGAGTCGGAATATCAGCAACTAGCATCGCCCAAAGAGATATTATTATTGTCAGCCAGAACTCTGTCGTCTTGTAACCGGGTTTGATATTCATAATGTAAGTCTCCTTTTTTTACGGCCTACAATCTCGCGGCCATTTTTGTTTTTCTCCGAGAGCCCGCTCCAAACAATCGCGCTCCCGCTTTAACTCTTCGCGCTTGTCCTGATAATAATCGTCGCCCGTCTTGTGGTGTTTGTCTTCAAGAAAATCGATACGCGGTTCGATCCACCAGATTCGAGCTCTGATCGCCCCCTTGCGGACTTCATCTTCAACACTCGCAAGATGCAAGACCGCCGCCTCGACCGCCTCGACCGTCGCGAACTCTTCGTCGAGATTATCGAATCGACTATCGAGATAAGCGTCGGCCTTAAGCGTCCCGACAACGAGCATAGCGATTGCAACGACGACGCCGATAATCAATCGAATGTCGGTAAGCCTTTTCATTATTTCTTTTTACCTCCACCGAATGCCCGGAGAGTATGAACACCAAAAAAGAAAGCCAAGACCATAAGCGTACCGACCCACCACATTTTATTGATTGCGATTACGCCCTCGGTGACGACGTGAATCCTCGACGGAACAACCGCTCCGGCCTCGTTGATCGTAGCCGGAAGAATCGCCTCGCCGATAAGACAAAGAAGCCAAGCATAAACAAGATTGAACTGGACGCCTACCCACCGAAGCGCGAGCTTGCGCCGGGTAACACTCCGATCAGTGTTCTCATCATAAGAGGATTTAACAAACTCGACAAAGCTTCCGAGCGCGATCTTTCCGTTCTCGGCCTTCTCCTGATTGGTGTAAGAAAATTTATCTATGCCTTCGGCGAGCAAGTCGATCGGACGCGGCTTGTCGCCGCTTCCAGATCCGCCGCCGCCGAGCAAATAATTTGCCGCGCCTTTTATGAGATTAAAAGCTCCAAACATAATTAAATCCCCTCGTCTTTCGTGTTCTTCTCTATTGCGTAAACTTGAACCTGCGCGAAACCCTGCGTCCCGAAATAGATCTTGCCGCCGATATAACCCCACCGAGCCCACTCGCCCCGGTCGTCAATATGAAAGCCCGGACTGTTCCAATCGGGATAGATCCCGAAGCCAACTTTCTCGGCAACCTGCAAATCGTCGAGAGCTTCGAGCATGCACTCGATCTGTTCGGGATAACTTAAAGTTGTATTGACATGGAAGTCGCCCGCGTTTCCCTTATAATGCTGTGACTTGCTCGAATGCCCCCTTATCGCAAATCCGGCGTGGATAGTAATCGTCGCCGTCGGATCTTTCTCCCGGAAAGTCGCCCGGATCGCGGAAAGTAGTAAAAGAGTAAAGCCGTTCATCCGAAACGGATCGCCCCACGCATTTTTATTGTTATATTGCTCGCCCGGTCTGAAACCTTCTATCGCGCCCCATATCTTCATTTTTCGCCCCCGCGTGCCTTATATATAAACCCTGACGTCCTTTTGTCGCTATCTGCGACCGCTTGCATGCTCTTCCGGCTTCGCTTCCCGTAGACCCCCTTAAGCGTGTTTGCCGCGCTCCCGAACTAAAGTCCTCGTTTCGATCGTTGCGTCCCGGATCTCTGTCATCATGTCCCACTGATCTGACGTCTCTTTTGCCTGACGCTTTTGCTCGTTTGCAATAGCATCGACCTTTGTTTCTAAGTTCTGTTGATAAGCCTCGCGACGTTCCCCGCAAAGTGTATCAGAAACGCCGCCTTTCTTTCCGATCGTGATAGACAAAGACAATAAGGCGATTGAAGCAACGAGCCCGCCCCAAAGAGTGACAAACGGCGATGCGAATAACGATGCGACGGCGTGGATCTTATCCGGCACGACGCCCCCTTTTTAATCTGTGTTTTTACATTCGATAGCAACATTGCTATTCGATAAATGTTTGCTTTTCTCTACATCGATCCCGGCACGAAAAGCCGTAAAAAGAAAAACAATAATAATTAATCCCGTTGCTAACTCGCAAGTTTTCATTCCCTTACCTTTCTTATGGTTCGATAATCTTTACCCTGTCTGTGAAGCCGCCGACTTGAGGAATGTTATAGTCGGAATGCTTCTTGTTTCTGCCTTTACCCTTTAAGACCGAACCAAGATTCGTTAGGATGCTCTTACTTCCGACCTTTAAGTTATCCAACTTCCACCGCTTAACATCTATCGCCGTAAGATCCACCATTACAATTTCGAGTCCATCAACGGCGGGATCTTTTTCCCTATATTCCGTGAATGGATGCGGCGCGCTTGCGATTCTTTCTTTGCTGTCTTTAGGCAACCAGATCGCCCCATTGTACGCCCACGGCGGATCTTCCGCTTCCGAAGAGCCTACAATCTTCCCGGTTGATATTTCGCGAAGTAAAAAAAGAAAATGCCCCCACTCCTTATCTCCAATCATGTATGGCGGGGAGGACTGGATATATCGTGAATATAAATAGCAAGTCTGTGTAGAGCCAAAAGAACTATAGATACCTATTCTTGCCGCGTAATTCGCATGACTGCTTCTGTGCATAGTCATGCCTGTACTATTACCGCCGCCGATAAAATAAGCCAGCGTATAGTCGCCGCCCGTCAAGTCAAAGTTCGCCCACTGTGACGGATCTATAGACTGAGACTGAGAGGCTGTTCCGGTTTTCAAGGCAGGTTGATCAATACTTCCCGCCGGAATAGTTACAGGTTTCGAGTCAATGCCGTCGTGATAATGATCGACGTTCGGCGTGTAGTTATAACCGCCGATAACCTCGTAAAGAAAGACAAGGTTCTCGCGATAGCCGTCCATCAATACTTGATTAAGCGGCGAATCCGCGTCCGTCTGTCCGGTTGTCTGCGTGTTCCAAGTGTAAGTGAGTCCCATGTCTTACCCCTCGTCGGCTTCTTTGATTAAATAGAGCATATCGACTCGCGTCGGCAACTTGCAAATAATTTGGAAGTAAGCCGGGCGTCCGTTCTGCGCCGGAGACACCTCGTCCATACCACCATACTCGTCGCACTTCTGACAAGCGGAGAGCAACCGCATCGCGCCGACCTTCATCTTCCGGCAACGTATAACCGGAACGGCCTCGCCGACAATCGGATCGCCCTCGCCCTTCGCCTTCTCCATCGCCTTTGCATGCGGCGTCTTGTTCTCTTCTGCCATGCCCTTACCCCCTAATATAAAAGCCGGGATCGTTCCCCGCCCCAAGCTGATTAGACCCGTCGCCGACGAAAGCGTATTCCTGTTCGGATGCGCTCGCCGAATCCCAATCGTTCGTGTGTCCCGGCGGGCTTATAAATCCATATTGCAAATAAAATTTTGTCTCGATAAATTCAACATCAATCTCCATCGTTCCGAAATTAGGGCGAACGCTTGTAAGCATGCAACGCTCGTCCGTCCAATCGAGATCTCCTTTCTCCGAGACTTCTCTTGTCGTAATATCTCGGAGATCCGTCGGCTTGATAAATGTCGAATTGTAAGCAACGTCATTTATCCCAACTTTCGCCGTTACCTTAACAGACGGATCACGGAAACGCGACAAGAGATTTTGAGCCAACGCGATCGAATGATTGAGTCCGCCCAAAGCTGTAACAGTTAAGGCGTCCGTTTCGTTTCCGACGGGAAGATCTCCATAAGTCACAACGACCCGGATAGACTTTGTTGCATCCGAGTCCAGAATCTTATATTCGCCGTTCTTCGTAACCTTGACCGCTTCCCCGATCGTTCCGCCGGGCGCGGTATACTGCAAAGTCTCGTTCGTCGAGTTGTACGTTATAAGCCCGGTCGTCGATCCCGCCGGATTATTCTTTGAGACGTGATAAACGACGATCCCTGTAATGTTCGACGTGTAAGTATACGTCCGTGATTTCGTCCACCGATCTTTGATCTCAAGAGTTTTCTCTTCGCCCCATTGAGTGATCGAATCGCTATCGATCGCCACGACCGCCGACTCGAAGTTGATAAACGGTTCGTCGTCCCCGCTTTCGTCATAATCGAAATGCACTTCTATTCGGTTGTAAAATAAAGACTCGTACCCGCTCTCGCAAGAGATTGAATCCTCTTTCAAGTTTACCGTGTCTGTCCACTTCTCAACCGTCTGTCCGGGAAGCGGCGGATTAAAACTTTTTACCGTGATCTTCTCGCCATCGTGCAAGACGAAAAAGTTCCCGATCAACTGCAATTCGTTAATGAGCTTGTCGATCTTTTCGGACTTATGTAAACGGCGATCGATGATTCGCCCCGCAAACCAGAGATCGCGCTCCGCCTCGATCCCGGTCGTGTCAACCTTCCCCGGATCGATTCCGGCCTTATCTTTCAAAAGATCGAGCACCACGTCGAGAATATTCGTATTGCGATAATCGACCGTCGCCGGATCTGGATTCGAGCCCGCCGCGATCGCCGGGATCTTCTGTCCACAATCATACATATCATCGACCGCGAAGATTTTAAGTTCGTTGTTGTCAAGCTCCCATTTGACAATCTTCCCGTCAAACGACGGAGCATAATCGGAGTAAGCGAAGCCGTCGGCAATAAAACCGTCGTAACGAATAACGCGCCTATTCTTGAGATATTCGGAGTTTATGAGCTTCTGGACGAGAGTCTTGCCGGAGATCGTGAAGCTGATCCGTCCGCGAGTAGACCAACCCTTTTGAGTGTCGAGCTTGTTCTGCATAGTGGAATGACGAACGACGACACCCTCGACGTCGGAAAAGCCGTTCCCCTGTCCCGTTCCAAACTTCCGAACGCCGGAGTCGAGCGTTACCTCGAAGATCGTTGTCGGCCTGTTGTTGCCTTTCCTAAGCTCCCGAAGGAAAGCCGATGTAAGCGTTATTGCCATTCTACTCTTTCCGTCCTACGAGGTTGATCGTCACATGCCTATAAACTCCGGCGAGATCAAGGGGATTATTGAAGTCGTCGTCCGGGCGCATTAAAGAAACTTTTGTCGGACTGTTCGCTGTGTCGTGCGCAACAAAAAAATTCTTCACCCCGGACACGCTTCGCCAATCTACGACTTTGGCATACGTTATCGGATCAGCAAAGAGGCGAAAATTCATAATCCGCCGCGTGTACTTCGTGTGGATGCCCGAAACATATCCGTCTTGCGTCACATTTACAATCTTGGAATCTTGCTCGC